AATGTTAGCTTTGATTCTTACCAACAATTAGCAGTTAGAACATCAGGTAATATATGGCTTGACTACAATCCTGCTAATTTATTTTGGGTAGACAAAGAACTAATAGGACAGCAAGATGCGAACTTCATAACCTTAACCTACAAAGACAACGACAGCCTACCTGAATCTATAGTCAAAGAAATAGAGAAAGCAAGAGAGAAAGCTAAGACCTCAACCTATTGGGCAAATTGGTGGAAAGTATATGGACTAGGACAAATAGGTAGTTTAGAGGGTGTATGTATTCCTGATTGGAAACCTATAGACAACATACCAAACGAAGCTAGATTACTTTGCTCAGGGTTAGACTTTGGATATTCAGTAGACCCATCTACGATTATAAGACTATATAAATGGAATCATGCTTATATCTTTGATGAGGTATTGTATCGTAAGGGAATGTTAAATAGAGACCTCAGCTTCTTCATCAAACAAAACGACATACGAGAACACATATACGCAGATAGTGCAGAGCCTAAGTCAATTCAAGAGTTAAGAAACTACGGACACAAAGTATTCCCTGTATCAAAGGGTAGAGATTCTATAGTTTATGGTATCAACCTTATTAACCAAAACGAAATATACATTACATCTAGTTCTAAGAATCTAATAAGGGAGCTGCAAGGTTATGTATGGGATAAAGACAAAGAGGGTAACAACCTACAAAAACCTACAGGTACACATCCTGACTGTATTGATGCAGCAAGATACGCACTAATGATGCAGCTTAGAAACCCAAATAGAGGTAACTATGCAATACAATAAGTGTTAAAATTATGTTAAAGAAATGTTAAAGTTTATACTATTCTTCTCTGTTGGATAAAAAAAAGTAAAAAAAAGTTCCTAACATTAGTTAAAAACTAAAATATTGTTGTATATTTACAGTATTAAAACAATTACTAATTAAAATTTATATTATGAAAAATTTAAACGAAACTATCAGATTAAAGGATATTCAAATTGAACAATTAATACATGATAAAAGAGAAGTAAAAAAATATTATAGAAAAGTTCTAAATCTATCTGAAACAGAAAATGAAAGAAAAGACAGAATAATTAACGAGTTGCTTCTATGTATGAAAAACCCTAAGCAAGTTTGGAATTGTTCAAACGAAACTAGAGAGCTAGTTGAGAAAGGTTGGGATAGTAACATACCTTTTTTATCAGGGCGTATTTATCACTCAAACAAAGATGAAAGACACACAGATTTAAGAAAATAATAACAACAATAAAAACAAAACAAAATGGAAGATTTAAAATGCATAAATTTATTTGACAAGTGGAAATGTAACAATACTAAAAAAGGTGTACAATTTCTTTTAAGTCAATCAAAACTATTATGGCTTCAAGATTTCAAAAATGATTTAAAAAAGAAGCCAACTGAAAAACAAATTGAAAAAGGAATGAATTTTTTAATGCAAAGATTCGGTAAAGTAGAGCAAGTAATTGATGTTGAGGGATTCATTCATAGAACAAAATCAATCTGGTAAAAAAATAACAATAACAATAAAAACAAAACACTATGAAAAACACAAACAAATTAATTTCAGACTTATTTTTTGAGTATGGAATTTCAGTAAACCTAAACGCTTATAATACCCATAATGATAAGCAAATGGAATCTTTAAGAGAAATAGTTAAACAAGATGCTATAAGATATTTAAAAGTTGTAGATGGTTTAGCTCTATCCTTTGATGTTGAAAAATTAGTAAAAGATTTTTGGGATAAAGCGTTAAGAGAAGGGTTGCGTAATGCAGGTAAGAAAGGATGGAGAGATTAATAACCAAACTCACTATAAAGACCTCTACGAAAGTAGGGGTTTTTTTATGTTTTAAAACTTTTATTTTTTACGTTATATATATATGAAACTAGAGGTTTATATTCCTGACACTTTAAGTGAGATTACTTTAGGTCAATATCAAAAGTATCTAAAGATACAAGAGGAGAACGAGGATGAGAACTTTTTAGCCATGAAGATGATAGAAATATTTTGTGGACTAAGAGGCGATACAATACTTGCTATGAAAGCAAACAGTATTAAAGACATCACAACAATACTATCAGAAATGTTTAACGAGAAACCTCAGCTTGTTAAAGAGTTTAAAATGAATGGTAAGACTTATGGCTTCATTCCTAAGTTAGAGGACATGAGCTTTGGAGAGTACATAGACTTAGATACTTACATAGGAGATATGGAAAACATACATAGAGCTATGGGAGTTCTTTACAGACCTATAAAACAAAGACATAAGGATAAATACATTATAGAAGATTATCAAGGCGAAGAAAGCGATATAATGAAGTCAATGCCAATGGATGCTGTATTAAGTTCAATACTTTTTTTTTATCATTTAGGGATGGACTTGTCTCAAGCTATGATGAGTTATTTGGGGGAGGAGGAGATGACCTTAGTTCAGCAGCAACTTTTGGAAGAAAGTGGGGATGGTATCAATCACTTTTCAGTCTCTCTCAAGGAGATATTAGAAGATTTGAAAATATCACTAAACTAAACATACATACTTGCCTTTACGCTTTAAGTTTTATGAAAGACAAAGCAGAGGCAGAGGCTAAACAAATTAAAAGTAAATTTCAAAGATGAGCAATCAAGGAGTAAGAGGCTATTATCAAATCACAGACACTATTAAGACTAACTTACTAGCAGATGAGAATGTCAATACAGTAACAACAGGCGATATATTTGATGTAGACTTATCTAAACAAACTATCTTTCCTTTAAGCCATATAATGGTAAACTCAGTAACAATACAAGAACAAGTCCTCAACTTTGAAATCACAGTAATGTGTATGGATGTAGTAGACCAATCTAAAGATGAGGTAACAGATGTATTTAGAGGCAACAATAACGAGCAAGACATTCTAAACACACAACTAGCTGTAGCTAATAAATTAGTAGGACTATTAGGCAAAGGCACACTATATCAAAACAAATATCAATTAGAGGGAGATGCTTCATGCGAGTTCTTCTATGAAAGGTTTGAGAATCAAATGGCAGGTGTAGCTTGTACGTTTAATGTATTAATAAGTAATGATATAAACGTATGCAGCTAAAAGAAGTAGAGAAAATATTAAACAAGTTTGCTAAGTATGTTATACAACAAGCCAGAACTAACTTAACAAGAAACAAAAAGAACTCATCTAAAAAACTATATGATAGTTTAGAATATAGAATAAATAGATACAAAGATAGTATTGACTTATTGTTTAATATGGAAGAATATGGTTTCTTTCAAGACTTAGGGGTTAGTGGTAAAAAGAACACATATAACACACCTTATAGTTATAGGTCTAAGATGCCTCCTCCTAAAGCATTTAGTCAATGGGTAATTCGTAAAGGTCTAAAAGGCGTAAGAGATAAACAAGGTAAGTTTATACCAAGAAAGAGTTTACAATATCTTATAGCAAGAAGCGTATTTAACAATGGTATCAAACCAAGTTTCTTTTTTACTAAACCTTTTCAAAGAGCCTTTAAATATTTACCAAGTGAATTAAGAGATGCATTTGTTTTTGATATTGAACAAGACAAAAGGTTTTTTCCTGAAAATATGAATAAGAATTAGTTATGGCAAATATATTATTAAGAAGTCCGTATTTTGTTACAGTTACTACAGCAGGTCATTTATCTGCAAGATTAAGACTTGCAATTGATGGAACTATATTAAATCCACAATACTCAATACTTAAAAACGCAACAAATAACAGAACAGTATTTGAGATATCAAGTTTAGCTAAAGACTATTACGAAGCTGACTATGGGGGAGCAACAGGCTCTACATTTGATACAGTAAGCATACAATACCAAATAGATACTTTCACAGCAGTAGATGGAGGAGGTACAGTAACGGTAGGAACAACAGTATCTCACACAGGCTTTTATGGATATACAGAATTTTGGAGTGGTGTAAACCAAGATATTGACCCTGATGATTTTGAACTAACAAACACAGGGGGTAGCATACAATTATATCTACCTGAAAATACAGCAGGGTTTGCTTGGGATATGAACTCAGGAACTAAAGACAAAACTGCTATTAGTACAACAGATACAGTAGTAACATCAGCAAGTGGTAATTATCGTTGGGTTATAAATAGAATATGTAGTGCTAAGTATAGTCCTATACAGATGAGGTTTATAAATAAGAATGGCGCACCTCAAGACCATTACTTTTTTTTAAAGTCAGTAGAGAACGTAAACACATCAAGTGAAACATTTAAAAGAAATATATTTGTGCAATCATCATCTAACTACGACACAAAAGACCATCAAGTACAAACATTTAACAAAACAGGTAAGAAACGATTTACACTAAACACTAACTATATGATAGAGGCT